TAAAAACCGATGACGGTAAGACAGTTACAGTTAAGGTTGACGATGTAAAAACTACAGTATCTAACAAAAACAACAGCAACAAGGGTAACACCGAAAAGAAAGAAGATACCAAGTCAAATACATCAAAGAAAGACAACACTTCTTCAAACACCAAGAATGATAGCAGTTCTTCAAGTAACAACCAGAAGCCAGCGTCCAAGCCGAGCAACTCTTCAAATAATAAGCCAGCGTCAAATACTACAGCGACTGAGGCTCCGAAATACAAGTACTATAAGCACCACGATGCTGTGACAAAATATCACCCTGCAGTGACAAAACATCACGATAAAGAGTGGATTGTAACAGGTACTCACGAGGAACCAGTGTATGATTATGATTGGGTAGATGTTTGCAATGATTGCGGTCAACAGTTAGCAGATGCTAAGCAGAGAAAGACCCATCTTCTTTGGGAAGTAAGAGAAAATGGTGGCAGAGGCTCATATCACGCTGAAAAACAGCAGGTTCAGGTAGGCACAAAAACAGTAGAAGACGGTCATTGGAAAGAAGCATACACAGAAGTTATTACTCCAGCCTGGACCGAAACAATCACTCCAGCTTACGACGAGGAAGTATCTGAAAATGATCACTGGGATAAGAAAGTTCCTATCAACTAAGTGAGAGGGTATTAATTTAATAGCAAGTATAAATCCTTAAAGAAAATTATTGGGAAGAGAGGGTTCTTTATGAACCCTCTTTTTCTATGCTAAAAATAAATATTATACTAAAGAAAGTATTTAATTTAGTTAGGATTTATGGTACAATATAAACATATTAAAGAAGGTATTTATATGAAAAGTTATAACTCCTGAAGAGGGTAATTATGATATGGGAATGCTCTGTAATCAACAAAATAAAAAAAAGAGGTTAAGCATTAGAAAAAATTGCTTAACCTCTTTGTTGTTTTAATAATAAAAAATCTTTTGTGTTACGATGTAATAAATTTTAAAAATATATTATCTTGTTTCCTTGAAAATCGGCAGGCAAACTAAAATGACAGTAAGTTTGACTGCATTTTATCTTGTTTTAACTTAATTCAAAATTACTCAACTGAATTTTTGAAATCTCAAAAACCCAGTGTTTAAGCCACTTTTAAGGCGTTTTAAGTAATTTTGGCAAAAAATAAAAGGCGGTTAAAAAACCACCTTTTTGGTCGAGGTGACAGGACTTGAACCTGCGGCATCTTGGTCCCAAACCACTTAATAAATGTGTGAAAAGCTTAGTGTTTATCGGACTTTTCAAGTTCAGTTGCCTAACATTTGCCTTGCATTTATTTTTTAGCTTATTTTACGATTGAGAAAATCATCAAGCTTTTTCGCAGGTGCTTCAGTATCATCTTGCATTAAATGCGTGTAAATGTTCAAGGTGGTTTCGGGTTTGGTATGCCCTAACTGGTGTTGAATGTAGAGAATATCATAGCCCGAATAGAAAAGATTTGTTGCGTGGGTGTGTCTAAGACAATGAGCTGTAAACGGTTCTATGACCTGCGGAATACCGTCGGGGCAGTATTTACTGCGTGGAGCAATGCCGACAATTTTGCCTTGCTGTGAATTGAATGCTTCGAGGTTTAGGCAATTGATGTAACTCTCCCACAATCTCCGCCACGCTGAATTTGTCATAAGTTTGCCTTTGGTGGTTGTGACTACATAATCAAATGGGGAGTGGGGTGCAAGGCTTTTCAGATAGTCTGACAGAACGGTCGGAATATCAACCTTGCGGACACCTGCTTCTGTTTTCGCTCCTGCTTTTATGTAAGAATTGTTTCCGTCAAGAACCAAAGTCTGATGAACATTTATTTTGTTGCGTTTCAAGTCAATATCCGCCCATTGCAAGCCGAGACATTCACCTCTTCGCAGTCCTGCAAGCAACATAATCATTGCCGGCAATCTTCCTCTGTGCGGAGTGTTGATTATTAGCTTTTGCTCTTCGGGTGACAAAGCTCTGCGTTCTTTTTTCTTTGCCGCATTCTTTGATATTTTGACATATTTCAGTGGGTTGAAGTCGATAGCTCGGTTTTCAATGGCATACTCAAACACTCGGCTTGCGGTTGCGATGAACTCCTTCAGCGATTTTTTCGCTGTGGGTTTGCCTGTTGTTGGGTTCTTAGCGGCTAAGTCGAACACGATTTCCTGAAAGTCGGCAATTGTCAGTTTGTTAATTTTGTAAGGTTCAAGCTCTGTAAAATGTTTGAGATACCGTTCAAGTGTTTTGTATTGCTGTGGTGTTTGCAGTGACCTCTGAACCGTTAGCCAGCGTTTTTTCCAACATCCGTATGTATCATCAGATGAGATATCTATGCCTTTGCCGAGTTTTTGTTTTAATTCGGCGGCAAGCGTTTCAACCTCTTTTCGTGATGTGCCACATACGGATTTGTACTTTCGTTTGCCGTTTTCATCTCGTCCGATATAGATGTTTTTCTGATAGCGTCCGTCTTTGCGTTTTTTCATTTTATACACTCCTTTTGCTTAAAAAAGGGTGCAAAAATCCCTTGTGCTTTAAATTGCTTGAAAAACACAAGGGAATGTGATACAATTATTTTGCGTTTTAATCGTATCATCTGCACCCTGTGTAGGTGATTCCGCTCTGTTCGCCTGGTACTCGAATGGAGCGGATTTTTTATTTAATTCTTATTTGCTACGATAAGTTTAACCTTAGCATTATACTGGGCTGTATATGTTGTATCGCCGTCTTTATTTTCGTGTTCATCATAATGCTCTGCGATTGTAAAATCTTTGATACCAAGTATGCGTTCTTGATTTTCTTTTACGAAAGTAACATCTTCCGTGTGTAGATTGCCTACATCCATTCCGTTTACAAGAATTCTGATAGCAGGATTGCCCTGATAATCATATTCTTGCATACTAACATTAAGAGTTTTGCCGGCACTCTTATCAGCTTTAAGTTTTTTCAAGATTTTCTGTCTGCCGTTAAAAGTAACGCCTGCAACTTTACATACCTTTGTATGCGATTTACCGGTTTCAGGTTTTACATTCACTTGCGGTTGTGGTGTCGGCTGTTTTGGTTTTCCAAACAGTTTAGAGAGTAAACTCATTATTTTTGCCTCCTTATTTTTATATTGACAAATAACATCAATAAATGTACAATAAAATATAAAGAGGTTAGCGCCTTTTTATCTCTATTTTTGACCGCTCATAGTGCCAGCTGTGGGCGGTCTTTTTTATTATCAAATGCCAAGAATTTGTTTCTTTTTTAAAGTGAATTCTTCTTCAGTCAGTATTCCTGATTTATACAATTCGTTGAGTTCCTTTAAAAGTTGAATACTATCTTTTTCAGCAGGGCGTTTTTTTATTTTTGTTATTGCTTTATTGCTGTAAATTTATTTTTGTAATCCATAATAGTTACGAGGTGATTTTTATGGATTATAAAAAATATCAGAAATCCCGAAATATGTCATGGGAAATCCTGTTAAAAGAAAATGTCCGAGAACTTCCAGTAAATATTGTAGAGCTGTGTCACAAGCTCGGCATTGCAATAAAGTATTATGATAAGTTTGAGCAGGGCAATGACGGTAAATGCACCGTCATTAACAATCAGCCTATCATACTTGTACGGCAAGACTGCAACCGACAGCGGAAACGCTTTACCGTTGCTCACGAGCTCGGACACATTATGCTTGGCCATGTTGGCCGCTATGAACTTATCAACCGAGAAATCTCGCCAAATGACAATCCCATTGAACAGGAAGCAAATGTATTTGCAAGCAGGCTACTTGCTCCGGCTTGTGTGTTGTGGGGATTAAAGGTCAAAAGTGCTGACGAAATATCTCAGCTCTGTGATATAAGTCAAACTGCAGCGGAATATCGCTGGCAACGAATGCAGGAGCTCTACAAGCGGAACAAGTTTTTAATTGCTCCGCTTGAACGGGAAGTTTACAAAAAATTTCAAGACTTTATTTTAAGTCATCAACATCAGGCAAATCCATAAGTTTATTAAAATCGTCGTCTGTAACGGTTGTTTCCTTAAAACTTCCGTCTCGGGCGGCAGTTTTTATTTTGTAAACTTTATTGTAATTACCACTACATATTAAATCATTTGAATATTCGAGAAGTTTATTTTTTCCAAAATTATTTAATGCCGCATAGTTAGTAATTAGTTTTTCTTTGTGAATGTTTGTTTTGTCGTCTGAGTTACTATTAATAAACGAGGTGTACCCTAAAATATTGTTATTGTCATCTACATTTACCATATATGTATTACCTTTGTATGTTTCAACAACAATATAAAATTTGTGCCCATCCTCGCATGAAAATTCCATAGCCATTCCGCTACTTTTTTCTTGTGAGAAATTTACCGATAAAACTCTAATAAAATGGACATAATCATAATCACACAAAGGGCATTTAATTTCAGCTTCTTCGATTTCATGTGGAATAAAATTTAGTCTTATAGTTTTTCCTATTAAATAATCGACAGAACATTTATAAAAATCAGCTAATTTGATTAAAGTTTCAGAGTTTGGTTCCCTTTCATTTTTTTCATAGCCAACGTAAGTTGTGTATGAGATCCCTAATTTTTCGGAAGCTTGTTTCATATTAAGATTAAGTTCTGTTCTAAGTTCTCTAAGTTTTTCTCCAAGCATATTTTTCCCTCCAATAAAACGATTTATTTGTTATAAATACAATACTCTAAATGAGTAAAAATGTCAAGCAAATAATTAAAATAATATTCATTTAGTGTAATTGCACAAAAATCTACAATACTCTTTGTGCGTAATTTGCTTGTAAAAGATATTGACAAATACTCTTATTGCGTATATAATTAGCTTGTAAATACGCAATAAGAGTATTTTTGTTTAACACGATAAAGGAGGTGAGATTAGTGCTGTTTTTATATCCAAATATTGAAGCCGAAAGAGCAAGAGCTAATATGACACAAGAAGACCTTGCTAATAAGTTAAAAATTGAACGTAAAAGTTATTATAATTGGCAAACAAAAGGTAATATCCCTATTAATATACTTTTGAGTTTAGCTGATATTTTTAATTGTTCAACCGATTACTTATTAGGAAGAACTAACAATCCTTCTTGTTTCATAGAAGCTATCAGAAACTAACTTTGCCGAACAGCAGAAATCAGCTTAGGGGGTGAAGAAAAATGAAAAAAACTTGTAACTTATCTGTTGAGGTAAGTCAAAAGATTGACAATGTTTTATACACTGCAATGCTTATTGAAGTAAACAGATTTGGCGATTGCAAAAACAGAAAAGAACGCCAGAGAATAAGAGATTTTATTATATCAGCTTATCAAAAATTGAAAGCAGATTAGTCGGAAGATTGTTGTCTAAAAACTTTTCAAGGAAATATCCTGCGGAAAAGTTAATAACCCAAAACAAAATGTTAATGAGGACCGATAAAATCGTATTCGGATGTACATTAACCGAGTTTAAAGCATTTACAGGAGCAGTCAGCCAAAATACAGGATAAAAGTTTTGTCTTATTCTGTAGCTGTAAACGCCTATCGTATTGTTAAAAATTTTGGATATTTTATTGCTTGAATGCCTATCAGTCAAACAATTGGAAATGTAATCTTGATACATTTCTTTTACCGAATATCTTCTTTCGGTGCAAACTACATATTGTTGAGTGTTGGCTTTGCTAAATAAAACTCCAACAGGTCTTGAACATCTGTTTAGATGTTTGTAATTATTCTTGAAAAGATAGAAATAAAACTTGGTTGCACATAGTCTAAAAACATTTGTAAGCAATCTAAATACCCATACAACAAGTAAAATTTGCAATACAATTGCCACGCTTTGCACCCCCTTTCATAGTTAATCATAACATTTAAGGTCGTGTAAAGCAATAAAATATCGAAAAGCAGATTAGAAAATGGCAAAACTTAAACTTATTGACACAGTCGAAATCGTTTCAGACAAAATTACCAACGTAAAATAGGAGGTGTACATATGCCGAGAGAAAGACCTATCATCAATTGGGATGAAGTGCCGGTGATAATTGATGTGCCGTATGTGGCACGGTTGCTTGCTATGAATCCCGACTATGTTACGAGACTTGCAAAAGATAACAAAATCCCTGCTTTTAAGATTGAAAAGCTCTGGCGCTTTAAGAAAAACGAAATTGAACAGTATATGGAGGAACACAGAAATGGATATTATTGCAAACAATCGTGAATATACAGCCTTCAAAGATTTAGGAATAGGCGAAATTTTTGTGCTGATTGCAGACGGCGAATGGTACATTAAGCATCACGATGATTGCGCAGTGCGACTTACAGACGGCGAAACTCTAAAACCGAAATCTGCGTTGCTTCTTTGCGAGAGCAAGGATTGCGTGCTTATGGAAAGGGAAATCTACACAGCATTAACTGAAAAGGAGCACTATAACAAATGTGGCATTTAAAAAACTACCCGACACGCAGAAAACTGCTCAAAGATATTGAAAACCTCAGAGCAGAGAACAGACATCTCAGCATTGAACTGAGAAACGCAAGAACAGACCTTGCACTCGAGAAAACAGCGTCAAGCGGTTACAAGCACGAAAACCGAGAGCTAAAACGCAAGCTCAAAGCACTTGAAACGCCTGAATCCGAATCCTTCGGTTTTGAATGTGTGGGGGTGAAGAAATGAACTACAGAGAAGATCCATTTTTGGTGTTTGACGATGAAAAAGGTTGGATTACTCATACAGTTCACCCAAGTGGTTTTGTTGATAATGAACTGCTGACTGATGAACCCGAAGCTGTCCAGGTTATAACTAAAATATGGATTGAGTGGTGTATTACCCCTACAAAAACTGTAAATAAGCGTACAAGTAGTTATGCCCTTAAACATTGCTTTGAGCGTATGACAGGCATTTATCTGACGAACAACCAGTTTAAACAGGCAATGGCTATGTGTGGGTATCTGCCGCATTGCGATTGTTCGGAACTTAATTGGACTTATGCTATTAGTTCAAGATCTGCGTGTTTTAAATCGTATCACAAGGGCAAATATAACCCACTAATTTGCGAATACGCTTATGGGTTAAAAAAAGAAAAATCCGCTGAAGCTCTGCAAAGCCTCAACGGACAAAGAAAAATACTTTAACTAAATGATAGACAATTTTAAGCGAATTGTCAAGGAGGACTTTAATATGTCAGTAAAAATATCAGCTTTTGAAATCGAAAATGTAAAAAGAGTAAAGGCGGTTGCTTATGAACCGACCGAAAACGGACTTACCGTGTTGGGCGGTAAAAACGGACAGGGCAAGACATCTGTTCTTGACGCAATTGCGTGGGCTCTCGGCGGTAATCGTTTCGCTCCGTCTGCTCCGTACCGTGAGGGTTCAACGATTCCGCCACATCTTAAAATCAAGCTCTCAAACGGTATTGTTGTGGAGCGTAGCGGTAAGAACAGCAGTCTTAAAGTCATTGACATCGCAGGCAACAAAGGCGGACAGGCTTTGCTTGACGCATTTGTCAGTAACTTTGCTCTTGACCTGCCAAAGTTTATGAATGCAACAGGCAAAGAAAAGGCTGACACTCTCTTGCAGATTATCGGTGTGGGTAACAAAGTGTATGAACTTGAAACACAGGAAACACAGGTGTATAACGAGCGCCGCGCTATCGGTCAGATTGCAGACCAAAAGAAAAAGTTTGCTGCCGAAATGCCCGAATACGAAGGTGTGCCGAACGAACCTGTGTCAGCCTCGGAACTTATCAACAAGCAGCAGGAAATCCTTGCACGCAACGGCGAAAACAACCGTCTGAGAGCAGAAAAAGATAATCTTGAAAGCCGTGCCAACAATTTACAGAGCGAAATCAACAGGCTTAACGAGGATTTGAGAAAATACAACTCCGAACTTACAAAAGTGCTTGCACAGCTTGAACAGAGCAGAAAGACCGTTGCCGAACTGCACGATGAAAGCACGGCAGTGCTTGAAAGAAACATTACCGAGATTGACGAAATCAACCGCAAAGTCAGAGCAAACCTTGATAAGGCGAAAGCTGATGAGGACGCAAAGGAATATTACGGCAAATACGCCGATATGACGGCACAGCTTGAAGAAATCCGCAAAACAAAATATGACTTGCTCAACAACGCAAATTTGCCTCTTGACGGCTTATCGGTTGAAAAAGGCGAGCTTACATATAACGGTTTCAAGTGGGACAACATGAGCGGTTCGGAACAGCTTCGTGTCGCTACGGCAATTGTTCGCAAGCTCAATCCTGAATGCGGATTTGTCCTGCTTGACAAGCTCGAACAAATGGATACCGACACACTCAAAGACTTTGCAAAATGGCTTGAATCAGAGGGATTGCAGGCTATTGCAACAAGAGTTTCAAACGGTGATGAATGTTCAATCATCATCGAGGACGGTTATATTAAGTCCGAAACAACCGCACCTGTTACAACACCGACTTGGACAGAAGGAGAGTTTTAATTATGGCTACAAGAACTACAGCTAAAACAACAGCAAAAACAAATACAAATGAATGTGTGATCAAATGCAATCCGCACAGAGAGCTTGCCTGCGGTTATACCAAGGTTAAGATTATGCCTGAAAACTATTCGAGAATTGTTTTGATTGCAGGTATGACAGGCAAGTCAATTCAGGATTTGACAAACGAACTGCTCAACTACGCAATTGACTATGTTGTCATTGATGTTGACGGTAATAAAATCAATTTTTCGGATGTACAGGGGGTGAGATAAATGAACATCACAAGAGGTAAAATTAAGTCAGCGCAAAAAGTTGTAATTTACGGTCCTGAGGGTATCGGCAAATCAACTTTTGCTTCGCAGTTTCCGAATCCTCTGTTTATTGACACAGAGGGCAGTACAAAAAACCTTGATGTTGCAAGAATGGATAAGCCAACGTCATGGACCATGCTAAAAAGCCAGCTTGAATATGTAAAGAACAACCCAACTGTATGCAAGACGGTTGTTATTGATACGATTGACTGGGCGGAACAGCTTTGCATTGATGATGTATGTGCTCAGTACGGAAAGAAAGGTATTGAAGATTTCGGCTACGGCAACGGATATGTTTACGAAAAAGAGGAGTTCGGCAGATTTTTGAACAGCCTTGAAGATTTGATTGACAAGGGTATCAATGTTGTGCTTACCGCACACGCACAGCTCCGCAAGTTTTCACAGCCTGATGAAATCGGTGAATATGACCGCTGGGAGCTTAAACTCGGCAAAAAGACCGCTTCACAGATTTCTCCGCTTGTAAAAGAATGGGCAGATATGGTGCTTTTCGCAAACTATAAAACAGTAGCAGTTGCAACCGACAAAGACGGCAAAAAGTACAAGGCACAGGGTGGAGGAAGAGTGATGTACACGCTTCATCATCCGTGTTGGGACGCAAAGAATCGTCACGGACTGCCCGAAGAAATGGATTTTAGCTACGCAGGCATTGCCCATATTTTTAATGATGTCGCACCTGCAAATAACGCTCCTGTTCCGCAGAATCCGATACCTCAGCCACCTAAGGCAGAGCCTGCGACAAAGCCTGTACCACAAACTTCGCAGATTGAAAAAGCTCCCGAGCCTGTACCACCTTCACCTATGCCACAGAATGACAAGTCTGTCAATATTCCTGAGGGCATACCAAAAGCTCTTGCCGACCTTATGAGAGCTAACGGAGTTGACGAAAGCGAAATCAGACAGGCGGTGTTTACACAGGGGCACTACCCTTACGATACACCGATTACAAACTACGACCCACGATTTATTAACGGTTGCCTTGTGGGAGCGTGGAATAAAGTATTCGAAGTGATACAGAGCAACCGTGACTTACCGTTTTAATAAGAAAGGAAGATGTATAAATGGATAGAGAATTTGGTTGGAACGACGAAATAACCGAAGAGGGCGGAAATTATGAACCGCTCCCCGAGGGTGATTATGATTTTACAGTAGCAAAGGTTGAGCGTGCTCGCTCACAGGGTAAAGGTAAACTGCCGCCATGCAATATGGCAAAAGTGACTTTTGATGTGTGGGGAGCAGATGACAAGCGAGAAATTACAGTTAATTTCGTACTGCACTCCTCGCTTGAATGGAAGCTGTCACAGCTCTTTTTGTCCGTGTCAATGAAAAAACACGGCGAACCGCTCCGTATGGATTGGACAGGCATTATCGGCAAGAAAGGTAAATGTCAGGTTATCATCCGCAAATATGTGAAGAATGACGGCACAGAGGGCGCAACAAATGACATCAAGTATTTTTATGCCTACGATGAGCAGGTGACAACGATATCGCCTACCGTAGCACAGTCTGCACCTCAGCAGTATGTACAGCCTACATATCCGCCACAGTATAACACACAGCCTGCAACGCCAAATACTGCGATGCCGAATAACTGGACACCGGGTAGCTTTTAATGCAACTTCGACCGTATCAGAATGAAGCGAAGAATGCCGTTTTCCGCGAGTGGGAAAGCGGCAATTTAAAAACATTACTTGTCTTGCCTACAGGCTGTGGCAAGACAATAGTTTTTGCAAAAATCACCGAAGAATGTGTCCGTCGAGGTGACAGGGTGCTGATACTTGCCCACCGTGGAGAATTACTCGACCAAGCGGCGGACAAAATCCAAAAAGCAACAGGGCTTAATTCGTCAGTCGAAAAAGCCGAGCAAAGTTGCATAGGTTCGTGGAACAGGGTTGTTGTAGGCTCTGTACAGACGCTTATGCGTGAGAAAAGACTGTCAAAGTTTGACAGCGATTATTTCGACACAATCATTATTGATGAAGCACATCACTCAATCAGCGACAGTTATCAGCGTGTGCTTGAGCATTTTGACAATGCAAAAGTGTTGGGTGTTACCGCAACACCCGACCGAGGAGATATGAAAAATTTAGGAGCGGTATTTGATTCGCTTGCGTATGAATACACACTCCCTAAGGCTATCAAAGAGGGGTACTTGACACCAATTAAAGCTGTGACAATACCGCTTACACTTGACCTTTCGGGAGTTGCCACACAGGCAGGAGATTTTAAAGCAAGCGACATTGACACGGCACTTGATCCGTATCTTTATCAGATTGCCGAGGAAATGAAAAAATACTGTAAGAACCGTAAAACTGTTGTGTTTTTACCACTTGTAAAAACATCGCAGAAATTTAGAGATATTTTGAACGAAAAAGGCTTTAAAGCGGCAGAGGTAAACGGTAACAGCGAGGACAGAGCAGAGATATTGCAGAACTTTGAAAACGATAAATACAATGTGCTGTGCAACTCAATGCTTTTAACCGAGGGTTGGGACTGCCCAAGCGTTGACTGCGTTGTCGTTTTAAGACCTACAAAGGTGCGTGGGCTTTACTGCCAAATGGTCGGCAGAGGTACAAGACTTGCTCCAAACAAGACGGAGCTTTTGCTACTCGACTTTTTGTGGCACACCGAAAGGCACGAACTTTGCAGACCTGCACATCTTATTTGCGACAACGAAGAAGTCGCACGAAAGATGACCGAAAACTTATCAGAACAGGCAGGTTATCCGATTGACATTGAAGAAGCGGAGGAAAAAGCAAGTGAAGATGTTGTTGCTCAGCGTGAAGAGGCGCTTGCAAATCAGCTTGCGGAAATGCGAACACGCAAACGCAAACTTGTAGATCCGTTGCAATACGAAATGTCAATTCAGGCGCAGGACCTTGCAGGATATGTTCCGGCATTCGGCTGGGAGTGTTCTCCGCCTACAGACAAACAGAAAGCAAAACTTGAAAAGCTCGGAATATTCCCCGATGAAATCCAGAGTGCCGGCAAAGCAAAACTTATTCTTGACAGGCTCGAAAAGCGAAGAATTGAGGGCTTAACCACACCTAAACAAATCCGTATGCTTGAAAGCAGAGGTTTTCAGCACGTGGGCAAATGGCAGTTTGACGAAGCGTCAGCCTTGATTTCAAGGATTGCCGCAAACGGTTGGAGAACTCCGAAAAACATTAACCCGAAAACATATGTACCGCAAAGCGAGGTGAATACGGTTGGACTTACTTAATGCACTTGAATACATCAGTCCGTCAGAACTTGACTACCAAGACTGGGTAAATGTCGGAATGGCACTCAAACAAGAGGGATACAGCGTAAAGGACTGGGACGATTGGAGCAGAGCAGACAACCGCTATCACAACGGCGAGTGTGAAAAGAAATGGCAGAGCTTTAACGGCTCTGCTTCACCTGTCACAGCAGGCACGATAATCCAAATGGCTAAAGACAGGGGGATGACTTTTCGTGAATCGAAAGAACTCGGCTGGAATGACGAAATTGCTTTTGAGCAGGGTGATAAGGGCGATATTGGTGTAAATACCTGTGAGGGTGTAAAGTTTCACGAGCCTACAAACTGGAACCCGGTAAATGAGATTGTGACCTACATTGAAACTCTCTTTGATAGCTCGGAAAATGTAGGCTATGTTACTGAAACTTATAAAAAAAATGACAACGGCAAGGTTAAATATTCGCCAACGCAAGGCAGTTGTGACCGTACAGCAGGTGAGCTTATTGCCGCCCTCAACAATTGTGACGGTGATATTTCAAATGTATTCGGCGATTACAAACCCGAGGCAGGCGCGTGGATAAGGTTTAATCCGTTGGATGGTAAGGGTGTCAAAAACGAGAATGTAACCGATTATCGTTACGCACTTGTTGAATCGGACTGTATGGCTCTTGAAGAACAAAATGCAATCATCAGAGAGCTTGAGCTGCCTGTTGCGGTGCTTGTTTATTCGGGCGGAAAATCAATCCACGCTATAGTTAAGATTGATGCTACGAACTATGACGAGTACCGCAAAAGGGTTGATTATCTTTATAGCGTATGCAATAAAAACGGCTTTGAAATCGACAAGCAGAACCGCAATCCGTCAAGGCTGAGCCGTATGCCCGGTGTTATCCGCAACGGCAAAAAGCAGTTTATCATTGACACAAACATCGGTAAATCCGACTTTGCCGAATGGAAAGACTGGGTGGAAAGTATCAACGATGACTTGCCCGACCTTGACAACCTTGCAGATTTTTTTGAAAATCCTCCCGAACTTGCGCCGCCATTAATTGAGGGCGTTCTCCGACAGGGACATAAAATGCTCCTCGGTGGTCCCTCTAAAGCCGGCAAATCGTTCGGACTGATTGAGTTGTGCATTGCAATTGCCGAGGGGACAGAGTGGTTTGGCTTTAAGTGTGCACAGGGCAATGTCTTGTATGTGAACCTCGAACTTGACCGTGCGTCCTGCTTTCACAGATTTAAAGATGTGTACGAGGCATTAGGGCTTGAGCCAAGAAACTTAAACAGAATTGATATTTGGAACTTGCGTGGCAAGTCCGTGCCTATGGATAAGTTAGCGCCTATGCTCATACGCAGAGCTTTAAAAGGCAACTTTATAGCTGTTGTGATTGACCCGATATACAAGGTTATCACAGGTGATGAGAACAGTGCTGACCAAATGGCACATTTCTGCAACCAGTTTGACAAGGTATGTACAGAAATCGGATGTGCAGTAATCTACTGTCACCACCACTCGAAAGGTGCTCAGGGCGGTAAGAAGTCAATGGACAGAGTGTCGGGTTCGGGTGTTTTCGCTCGTGACCCCGACGCACTTCTTGACCTTACAAGACTTGAAATCAGCGATGATTTGATGAAACAGCAAAAGGATGAAAGAACCTGTAAAATCTGCAAAGACTGGATAGGTCGCTTCAACAAAATCAGTGAAGTGTGTTCGCAGGATGATTTGGTAATGGCAAATAATATGATTGGCATTGCACGCAAAACGCTTCCTGAGCAGTCTTTTAAGCTGATGATGTCGGATGTTGCCCGTGCCGAAAAAACCGTAAAAGGGATGTCAGCGTGGAGAATAGAGGGTACTCTGCGAGAGTTTCCGGCATTTGATGCACTTAACCTTTGGTTTGATTATCCGATACACAAATTAGATACAACAGGTGTGTTGAAAGACTGTAATTTTGAGGGCGATTTTAACCCGCCTTACAAGAAGAATTTCAGTAAGAAAAATACTAAATCGGAACGCAAAAAAGAACGCTCAGAATCTCTTATGACAGCCTTTACGGCAGAAGAGAATAACGGTCAGGCAGATATAAATGACATTGCTACATATCTTGGAGTTACCGAAAAAACAGTCCGAAATCGACTAAAAGAACACGGCGGATTTTGGATTGACGGCGGTAAAACAGGATTGAGGGAAAAGGAAAAAGTCGAATAAATTTTCCTTTTTTGTCAAATTTGGAAAGAAAATTTTATCGAGAATTTCCCTTTCCGTGAAGGAAAATAGGGAAAATTTCCCGAGAAATTCTCTTTCCGAAAATGACGGAAAATGACTTTTTTCTCGAGATTTTCCGAGGGAAAGAAAAACCCTATATATATATTCTATATATATAGGAGTATTTCCGTTCCCTAAGGTCACAGGGGTGAAGTAGTTGTGCGAAGCTTACGCACAACAACTCCTTCCCCTGACCTGTGACTAAAAGCAAAATTTTAAAGTTAAGAAAGGAATGGTAAAAAATGGCAAAATGCAAATCGACTTCAAAAGATAAAAGATTGAAAATCGCTAAGGGAATGCCACCTTTGAGGCGAAAGCTTCCAAATAAAAGTTACAGTTACAAAAACGATCAGGTAATGGACTGGATTTCTAAACGACCGGCGTTGATTGACTATGTGTTGGATAAGTTAGTAGCTAACGGATACATAGTTTACGACCCGAAATTAAAGTTGTGGTATGGAGTTGATTATTTTGAAGAAAATGAAGACTGAATTTTTTATGCCGATGATACCTCCAACCGTAACGGCACAGGAACACAAGGTTATGGTAAAAAACGGCAAACCTGTTTTTTATAATCCGCCCGAGGTGAAACAGGCAAGAGAAAAGCTCACATCACATTTGGTAAAGTTTAAACCGTTAGACCCGTACAAGTCGGGTGTCAGATTGATAACAAAATGGTGCTTTCCTCGTGGTAAACATCAGGACGGCGAATATCGCATAACAAAGCCCGATACAGACAATCTGCAAAAAATGCTAAAAGACTGTATGACCGCTCTCGGCTTTTGGTCTGATGACGCACTTGTTGCAAGTGAGATATGTGAAAAGTTTTGGGCAGAGGTTTCGGGTATTTACATCAAGGTGGAAGAACTGTGAATATCTCGGAAGTTAAACGCAACCTTGAAAGAGTTGTGCTGTACAATGGAGCAGAATACATTCTGAAAGGCTGTATCATCAGGCGGAATACAACGGGTCGGTTTTACTATCAGGCAGAGCTTATGGACACTAAAGCTAAAAGCTCGTTGATTATAACTGCACTTGATAAGATTGACGAAAGGAGAGAAAGCATTGAAAGCGAGAATACCACCTAAGATTCCGAAACAGCTTAAACAGGAAGCTGAACGGATTGCAAAAAGCGCATATGAACAGGTTCGAGAAAAAGAAAACAAAGACATCACACGCAGAGTATTTAAAACAATGCTGTATGCCTTGTATAAAGATTTCGGCTTTGGTCGTGACAGATGTGCAAAGGCTTTGAAGTCGATGACCGAGATAGTCGAACACTCCGACACTGACGAAGTCTTTTGGGAGCATATTGACAGGGTTGTTATCGACAAGCTGAAACTTGAATTTGACAAACGAGATTACACCGACAACGGAAAAGTTGTTAATTTTGAAGGAGACGAAGAAAATGATTGATTGTACGAAAACTACAAACTACTTCAACGAAAAGTTGAAGATGACAAAAAGAACAAAGAACGGACTGTGTGAAATTAAATGTGGCAACTGTCCTTTGTGCAGTAATAATAACGGTGAAGGTTTACCGTGTCTAGAATTTGAAATGTATTATTCTGAACAAGCAATCGAAGCTGTTCAGCGGTGGAGCGATGAGCATCCGCCAAAGACATATCTTACAGAGCTTTTGAAAAACTATCCAAACATTTCGCTTGAGGATAATGGAACACCCAATTTTTGTCCTTATCGTTTAGGGCTTATGAGCATAGATGATTGCAGAAAAGACGGTAACTGTGTAAAGTGCTGGAATCAGCCTATTGAGGACGGTGAAAAGTGATGGCATTCTCGGAAAAGCTAAAAGCGTTAAGACTTAAAAATGGATTAACGCAAGATGAGTTGGGTGAAAAGCTCTATTTGAGCAGAACAAGTATATCTTACTATGAGCAGGGAAAATTTGAGCCTAATATCGAAACCATAATAGCTGTAGCGGATTTATTTAACATCACAACAGATGAATTGTTGAAGTGAGGCTGAAAATGGATAAGTCACACAGAACAGATTTAACATTTTCAAGACAGCTTGAAAAGGCTATGACATCAAGAAACATAGGTGCAACAAAACTGTCGAGAATGTCGGGAATACAACGTAGTCAGATATGCAAATATTTGACTGCTGAGATGTCGCCGACTGCAATGACTATTCGCAAATTAGCTATTGCTTTAGGCGTAACATCTGATTATTTATTAGGGCTGGTTAAAGCAGACAAACAATAGCTTACAATAATAAAATTGTACCTAAAAATAACAGCAAAAAATTATACAATGGACTTATGATGCAGAAGGATTATCTGTGCTGTAAGTCCATTTTTATTTGGCGGTGTATGGTATGGCTAAAGCGTTTGCTATAGGATTTTATAAATCTAAAAAATGGCAAGATTGCCGACAGAGTTTTATCGCTAAACGAATACTTGTTGACGGCGGTTTGTGTCAGCTGTGCAAAGAGCGACACGGCTATATCGTGCACCATAAAATTATGATTGATGAGAGTAATGTAAACAATCCTGATGTTACTCTCAATCATGAAAATCTCATGTATGTATGCAAGAAATGTCACGATAACTTACCGGGACACGGGATAGGTTGCGAACCGAAAAAATATTTTTTCGACGATAGCGGAATGCTCCGACCGATTATCCCCCCCGTTGAAAAATCGGAAACCGGTGACCGTAGGACCGAGGGGGGCAGTTAGATTTTTTGCGCGCCTTACATATAGCCCCCCCTCCCCCTCAAAATCGTGTGAAAGGACGGTGATTGATTTGACTGACGAACAGAAAGAACAAAGAGCGATTAAGAGAGAAATAAAACGATTAACGGAAATCTACAAGGATATAGAAGTTAAAAGAAAAGACCTCGCCGTTGGTTTGATCGAAAATGCGGCGTTTACTCGAATCAGGCTGAAAGAACTGCAACAGGACATTGCAATTTATGGCTTGACTGAACTGTTTTCGCAGTCGGAAACGCAAGAGCCGTACTCACGCAAAAGACCTGAGGCAGATTTGTATAATACAATGCTCGGCAACTATCTCAAGTACATTAAACAGCTCAACGATATGCTTCCGAAAGTGACCGAGGCAAAGATTGCGACAACAGACGGCTTTGACGATTTCGTCGAGGGGCGTGACAAGGCTTGAAACGCTATCCACTAAGTTACAACCCCATACTTGAATATTACGAACAGATACAAAATGGCAAAGTTGTTGTTTGCGACAAGATACGCAAATGGTACAGGCATTTAAGTGACAAGGTGATTAATCCGACAGACGGCTATCACTACGAAGCAAAACGAGGAAATCACATCATTGAATTTGTCGAAAATTACTGCCGCCACAGTAAAGGCAAAATGGGCGGCCAGCTCGTAAGGCTTGAACTGTGGGAAAAAGCGTGGCTTGCGGCGACTTTTGGCTTTGTAGATGATGACGGTGTTCGTCAATACAATCTTTCTGTGCTGATTATCGGAAAAAAGAACGGCAAGTCTTTGCTTGCCTCTGCGATAGGCTTATATATGCTTATCGGTGACGGTGAACCCGGTCCCGAAGTGTATGCGGTCGCCACAAAGCGTGACCAAGCCAAGATTATTTGGCAGGAGGCGAAACGAATGGTTCGCAAGAGTGAAACTTTATTAAAGCGAATTAAACCGCTGTTGAATGAATTGAGTTCAGAAGATTACAATTGCGGAGTATTTAAGCCGCTTGCCTCTGATTCGGACACGCTTGACGGTCTAAATGTACATTGTTGTTTAATGGATGAGTTGCACCAATGGAAAAACGGCAGACAACTATACGACATTATGGCAGACGGTACAATCGGTCGAGACCAGCCTCTTATCCTTGTCACAACAACCGCAGGCAAGATAAGGGAAGATATCTACGATGAGATTTATGACGACGCCGTTCGCACTACGAATGGCTTGTTTGATGATGTGGGCTACAAGGATGAACACAGCCTTTACATCATATACGAACTTGACAAGCGTGAAGAATGGGAAAAGCCCGATTGCTGGGAGAAAGCAAACCCCGGGCTCGGCACGATTAAAAACCGAAACGCTCTTGCAAGCAAAGTTAAGAAAGCGCAGGCGAATCCGTCGCTTGTACGAAATCTTGTATGTAAGGAGTTTAACATAGCCGAAACATCAACTGAATCGTGGCTCAATTTCGAGGAGCTTAACAACGAAACAAAATTTGATGTGAAGGAGCTTCATCCGACCTACGGCATAGGCGGTGCAGATCTGTCAAGCACAACCGACCTGACAGCGGCAAAGATGTTGTTTCGAATACCTGACAACGAAAACATTTATGTGATGTCTATGTACTGGATACCTGCCGACCTCGTAGCGAAAAAAGTAACCGAGGACAAAATTCCATATGATAAGTGGATAGAACAGGGCTTTATGCGTACCTGCCCCGGAAACAAAATCGACGCAAGTGTTGTTACGGCATGGTATCAAGAACTGCAAGACGAATACGATATTTACTTGTGGAAGGAGGGCTATGACGCTTGGTCGGCTCAAATGTGGGTTAATCAGATGATTGACGCTTTCGGTCCTACCGTTATGGAAGCGGTACATCAGGGCAAGAAAACACTGTCTGCCCCGATGAAAGCCCTCAAAGCCGACCTTGTGAAAAAAAGAATAATCTACAATAACAATCCAATTGATAAATGGTGTCTCGCAAATACTGCAATTGATGAAGACAGAAACGGTAATATACAGCCAATTAAAACCTCGAAGTCAACAAGACGAATTGACGGTACTGCGGCATTACTTGACGCTTACACGATATATTTTGAGTACGAAGATGAATACCTGAGCATTGTTTAATTTAGGAGGTGAGAAAATGGGAAAATTTAAGAACTTTTTAAATTTTGTTCGTAATGTCAGAAAGACAAAGAATTTTTCAAGGGTTGAACTTGTCACACAGAATAATTCAAATTTTTTCTTATGGGGCAACAGGGCATATGATTCTGACACAGTCCGAGCTTGCGTTAATGCACAGGCTCTCAGATTCTCGAAGTTATCCATTAAACACATAAGAGAAACAATCGTTGACGGCAGAAAAGACTTGCTAATCAATCCAGAGCCTTACCTCAAATTTTTGCTTGAAGAGCCAAACCCGTACACAACAATGGATATGCTTTTGTATAGGACAAGTACACAGTTATCGCTATCAGGTAATGCGTTTTGGCTTATCATCAGAGATTTAAACGGCTTGCCGACAGAATTGTACTTCATTCCGGCTAAATCGGCTACGGATTTGTACGACGCCAACGGCAATCTTGTTTATGAATTTATTCTTGCGAACGGCAAGACCTACCGCTTTGCCTCGGAAGATGTCATACATTTGCGTGATGACTTCGCAGAGAACGATATATTTGGAAGCGGTAAATTTAAGGCTCTTGCTCCTTTGCTTGAAATCGTTGAAACAACCGACAGCGGTATCATAAGCGCCATCCGAAATTCGAGCGTCATTAAATGGTTGTTAAAATATACTTCGTCATTGCGTCCCGAGGATTTGAAGAAGAACGCAAAAACGTTTGCTGATAACTACCTTAACATCAGTAACAGCTCCGTGGGTGTTGCGGCAGTTGACGCAAAGGTTGACGCAAATCAGATAACCCCGAACGACTATGTTCCAAATGCTTTGCAAATGGATAGAACAAAAAACAGAATTTTAGAGTTGTTCAACACCAATGTAAAAATTATCACATCAACAGCGAACGAAGATGAAGAAAATGCTTACTTTGAGGCGGTGATTTCACCTAAAATTATTCAGCTTAAAAACGAGCTGACACGGAAACTTTTCACTCGCCGTCAGCGTAGTCGTGGAAATTACATCGCAGTAGGTTCGTTCAATCTACAATCTGCAAGTCTTAAAACTAAGCTAAATTTTGCTGGAATGGTTGACCGTGGTGCAATGCTTCCGAATGAATGGCGAGAATCACTTGGTCTTGCTCCTGTTCCGGGCGGTGATACTCCGCTCAGAAGATTAGATACAGTTGCAGTTGACGAAGGAGGTGAAAACGATGCCGAAAACAATTGATATTAAGGGTCCTATCATTACGAATGATGATAAGTGGATTTACGACTGGTTTGGCGTAGCCTCTTGTTGTCCTGCCGACATTCGGTCACAGCTTGACGAAGTGGCAGACGATGAGATTGTGCAGGTTGTTATCAATTCGTCAGGTGGTGACATCTTTGCCGCCTCAGAAATTTACGATATGCTCGCCGAAAGCAAGGCTACAATCAAGGTCATTTTTGCCGCCTCGGCCGCTTCATACATCGCTTGTGCGTGCACATCTGAAATTGTGCCAACAGGTATGCTTATGATTCATAATGTTTCAAGCTATGCCGCAGGGGACTACAACGATATGGCTCACGAATCGGGTGTGTTGCTCAAAGCAAGTAAAGCCGTTGCAACAGCATACAGACTTAAAACAGGTATGACCGAAGATGAACTTATCGGACTTATGGATAACGAAACTTGGCTTACTGCTGATGAAGCAGTTGAAAAAGGTTTTATTGACAAGGTCGCAGAATATGCTGAAAAGCCAAAAGAGGTTAAACTTGCGGCAAGCCTTAACGGTCTTATCCCTGACACAATTATCAAACAGATGAGAAGTGAAAAAACACAGCTTACAGCAAAGCTTGAATTACTCAAACGAAAGGATGTTGAATCAGAATGAACAGACAGGAATATCTTGACAAAAGAAATGCACTCTATGATAAGGCTAAACGGCTTATCGCAGAGAACAAACTCGCTGAGGCGAGAGAAGTAACACAGCAGATTGATAAACTTGACAGTGAGTTTGAAAATTCTGCCGTGAATAAGGCAAACAAAAATGCAGAGGAGGGAATCAAAATGCCGCCTGCACCATTTGAAAATCACAAGACAAACATCGACCTTACAGATGAGGGCGAACAGGTAACAGATATGTACGCAACACTTGAATACAGAAAAGCTTTTGCTAACTATATTCAGAACGGTGTACCCGTGCCACAGAAGTTTATGAATGCGGCATCACAGACCACATCGAGCACTGCGGCGGCTATCGTGCCGACTACAATGTATCAGCGTTTGATTGTTGAACTTGAAAAAGTCGGCGAGATTTACGCAAGAGTATTTAAGACAGCTTATCCGACTGCACTCCTTGTTCCTACACAGAACATCAGACCGACAGCGAGCTGGGTTGACGAAGAAAAGGGTTCTGACCAGCAGAAAGTTACAACTGACAAGGTTGTGTTTGCAGGCTATAAGCTTGAATGTAAGGTTGCATTTTCTCTCTTTATGACAAAGACTGCACTTGATACCTTTGAATCACAGTTCGTTGACCAGATTAAGACTGCGATCGTAAAAGCTGTTGAATTTGCAATCATCAAGGGTACAGGCACAGGCTCTCCGACAGGCATTCTTACTTGCACACCGCCTGAGGGTCAGACTATTGAAATTGCAAAGACGGGTAAACTTGCCTATTCAACACTTTGTAATGCTGAGGCGGCTCTTCCTGCCGCATATGATGATGCTGTATGGCTTATGACAAAGAAATCATTCTTTGCATTTATGGGCATTACAGACAGCAACGGTCAGCCTGTTGCTCGTATGTCTGAGGGTCTCAACGGTAAGCCGTCACTTACCCTTTTCGGTCGTGCAGTTATTCCGACAGACGGGTATATGGATTCGTACGCTGACACGGTTTCAGCTGACACAACCTTTGCAATGATGTTTAATCTCAACGATTACATCTTTAACGAGGTTATGGGCCTCAGCGTTAAGAAGTACGAAGAGGACGATACCGACAACACCGTTATTAAGGCTGTAATGCTTGCAGACGGTAAGGTTGTGGATACTCACAGCCTCGTCAAGCTCGTTAAGAAAAGCGCTTAAAAGAGGTTTGAATTATGGCAGTATCCAATGAAATTGAAGCCGTAAAGGTTTCGCTCCGTATCAATACGGTGCTGTTTGACGATGAAATATCTGCCCTCATTGATTCTGCCAAAAGCGATATGACAGGTGCAGGAGTTGATGTCAACAACAAAAACTCAACTGCACTTGTTATGCAGGCAATCAAATTCTATTGTCGTGCTTATTTTTCAGTGACAGCTGACAGCGAATGGGCACGACATTACGAAGAATTGCGCGATGCGATGGCGGCGAGAGGAGCACAAACAAAATGAATGCAGACACTCTTGTTAAACTTGTTGAAAAGTCAGGGCAAACAACCAATGACATCGGCGAAATTGTGTATCAGGAAAAGCTCCGAACGATTTATGCACAACGCAAATATGTTCGACAATCTGAATTTTTTCAGGCACAGGCGAACGGGTTGAAACCCGAATGTATGCTTGAAGTCAACTCGTTTGAGTACCACAACGAAGAATTTTGTTATCTCGAAAATAAGAGGTTCAAGATTTATCGTGCGTATGAGATTAAAGGCACAGAGCGTACGGAGCTGTATTTAACGGATGTGGTAGGTGAGAATAATGTCTTTGCCTAAAGCAGTTAAAGTCACAAAAAACGGCGTTGAGATAATCAGCAATGTTGACCGTATTCAATATACGCTCAAAGAGCTTGAACGAGCCGCTCTGCGCGATGTTGGCAAGTTGGTATGTAAACGGTCGCGACAAAAAATAAAACGCAGGACGGGGCGATTAGCAAAGAATACGCAATATTGGGTACGCTCAAAGCAAGAAGTTCCTGACCTGCAGGTTGGTTTTAAGCCGGGCGGATTCTATGGTTTGTATCAAGAAATCGGTACAAGCAAGGCTCCAAAAATCGGAGCGTTAAGTGATGCCGCCGAAAGTAACATCAAAGACATCATAAAAATTGAACAACAGTACCTCAGTGCCGTAGGCACAGAAGAGGCAGAACGAAAAATCAGTGAGGGGGAATACAGCGGTGAATAGCATTAAAAATTTATTAAATGCGGTTTTGTCGCAGTATGTCCCCTCATTTTTTATGGTTGGTGACGGCTTCCCGAGGCTTGTTTACGAACTGAAACAGCTTTACACCGATGAGCCGTACAAGAAATATCTTGTTACGCTTAATCTGTACGATAGGTTCACCACCGAGAAAATCGACAATATTGTGGATAAAATCTATTCGGACATTGCGAGAGCAACCTATACACAAGGTGAACGGCATTACAAATTCTACAATAACAGCGACAGGCAGTATGTCGCTGAATCCGATAAAACAATAAACAGAATAATGACAACCCTTGAATTGAGAGTTTACGAAAGAGAGGATGATTAAAATGGCAACAGTTAAGCCACGAAAGATTAAACCGTACAGCGGTTACAGCAATAAGACGGCTGACCGTATGTTACTTGACGCAGGTGCGTTTTTTGTCAACTACGATCCTGCTACTGACACATATGCAAGCGCCAAAAAGGCAGGCAAATGTCTTGGTGTAACAATCAAAGGCGGTGAATTTTCGGCAAAGCCAACACTCCGCCGTCTTGAATTTGACGGAGTAAAAACCCGTACCAAAGACGACACCGTAGTTGACGGTTGGGAAGTTTACATCAAAGCAACCCTTGCCGAAATGACTACTCAGAACTTCATTTACGGTCTTGGAATTGCCGACAAAGGTACAGACGAAAAGGTCGCAGGCTACGATGTAATCACAGGTAGAGATGTTATTCTTGACAGTGACTACATTCAGAACATCACTTGGGTAGGCTGTCTCCTCGGAGAGGATAAGCCGTGTATTATTCAGGTATTCAACGGCTTTAACGAAAACGGTCTTACTCTTACAATCGCTGATAAAGACAACGGTAAGGAAGAAGTTCAGTTCTATGGTAACCTTTCACCCGAAGTTTACGATTCAGAGGACGAAATCAAACCACCGTTTAAAATTTTTAGACCAACAGAAACAACGGAAGCAACGGAGGCATAATTATGAGAAAATTAAGCATTAAAGACGCATTTACTCTTGCTCGCATTATCAAAAAAGCAGACATCAAAGAGGAAATTGCAGACTTTGCAAATCGCATTGCTGTCAAAAATAACAGCAAAGATGAAACGGTCAACACCGAAGCGGTCGGTCTTGAATTTGTGATTACTCTGTTGACTTCTTTGGCAACCAAAGAAACAGAACAGGAATTTTATTCATTGCTTGCCGACATCAGAGGCGACATTACTGCTGATGATGTAAGTAAATTAAGTATCCCCGAGGTTCTTGACAATGTAAAGACAATCATCAGGGAGAACGATATTAAGAGTTTTTTTACCTCGCTCTCAGCCTTGAAGTAAGAACATATGGAATGCTCGTGCAGTATTGTTGTGGCAACACTGCCATACTGCATGAGCTGTCTTTTTCAGATGCTGTCGAGATTATCAAAAATGCTATAAATGACCGTAACGACGAATTGCTTTATAAAGCCTATATTTTGACTGTTGTAGGAAATTTCACAGGCTTGTTGTACACGGATTTCGTTAACAAGGCAACAGGCTCGACACGGTCTGAAAACATTGTTGATACGGTCAATACGGAAGAAATCGAAAAAAAGGTCGAAAACTATCTTGATAACTACAAGTGGGAGGAGGTGTAGCTAATAATGGCTGTTGAAGTATTTAAGTTATTCGGTTCTATATTCGTAAATAACGATGAAGCAAACAAATCCATTGCAGAGACCGAGAAAAAAAGTAAGGGCGTTGCTTCAACCCTTGGTAACGGAATAAAAACAGCCGCTAAATGGGGAACTGCTCTTGTGGGTGGAGCGGCGGCAGGCGTAGGAGCATTGTCCTCTGTCGCAGAGAGCACCCGAGAATACCGCACCGAAATGGGTAAACTCGACACAGCTTTCACCACCAACAAATTCTCAGCGGCAGACGCAAAGCAAACATATTCCGACCTCTATGCCGTAGTAGGTGACAGCGGACAAGCGACAGAAGCCGCAAACCACCTTTCTTTGCTTTGTAATTCAACCAAAGATTTGCAATCTTGGACAGAAATCTGCACAGGTGTTTACGGTCAATTCGGTGATTCCTTGCCTATTGAGGGGTTGACGGAGGCGGCGAACGAAACCGCAAAAGTCGGACAGGTAACAGGTCCGCTTGCTGATGCTCTTAACTGGATGGGTGTGTCTGAGGATGCTTTTAATGAAAAACTTGCAAAATGCTCTTCGGAGCAAGAGCGACAGCAGTTAATCACATCCACGCTCACATCGCTGTATTCGGATGCCTCTGCTCAGTATAAGAAAACAAACGGCGATGTAATGGAATCTAACAGGGCACATCAGCAGTTATCCGACACTATGGCTCAGATTGGTGCTGTCGCTGAGCCTGTCCTTAACTCTCTTATCGGTCTTGGTGGTAAACTCCTCGAACAGCTCTCACCATTGATTGAGAGCGTGGCAAACAACCTTGCCCCCGTTTTAATCAACATTTGCGAAGAGATAGCTCCGATAATTGTGTCAATGCTTGAGCAGATAATGCCGTTAATTGAGGAGTTACTACCGTTTATTGCTCAGCTTATGGAGCAGTTAGCCCCTCTCATTGTACAGATTGTCGAACAGTTATTTCCGCCTTTACTGCAAATTATACAGGATTTACTTCCGTATTTCATGCAAATAATCCAAGCTATCATGCCGTTATTCAGTACACTTGTAGAACTTTTAATGCCTGTAATCGAGATGTTTATTCAGCTTGCCAGCGTATTGCTCAACGGTCTTTTAGCGGCTCTGACACCAATTATTGAGGATTTAGCGACATTTCTCAATGACCTTTTAGCGCCTCTTATCCCGATTATCAGCGAGCTCTGCAACACCATCGTTGAAACTTTACAGCCTGTTTTCGAGCAGTTATCGCCTGTCATCTCACAGGTTTTCGATGCACTCCGTCCTGTTTTAGACTTGCTCGGCGAAATGCTTGAAACGCTTATTCCTGCGCTTGTACCGATTATCGAATGGTTAGCTCAAATTTTCAGCAATGTTTTGGGCAATGCAATTGAGAGTGTAAAAAACTTACTCAAACCACTCACAGGAGCGTTCGAGGGAGTTGTTAAATTTATAAAAGGTGTTTTCAGTGGCAACTGGGAAGAGGCTTGGAACGGTGTTGTTCAAATTTTTAAAAATGTATTCAATATCTTGCCAACAATTGTTGAAAACATAATCAATGGCGTAATCGGCATTATTAACGGACTACTTTCAGGCATTGACTGGGCAACATCAATGATTGGCTGGGAGATTGACCCGATTCCCGAAGTTACATTGCCACGATTCAGGGCAGGCATTGACTATGTTCCCCACGATAAATATGCCGCCTATCTTGACGCTGGCGAGGCAGTTCTCACAGCTCAAGAGGCTGAGGATTACAGAAAAGCAAAACGAGAGAGCAGAAGCTCGGTTTTTGAAGAGGATTCAACGAACATAGTTAATAACATAAGTATTAACATACCCTCAGTTGCTATCAACAACGAAATGGATATCGAAAGTTTTGTTGATGATATCAGCAACAGGCTTGCCGATGAGATAACAAGGAGGCAGAAAGCGTATGCATAACTTTTATTTTGGAGGTAAATGGTTATCGTATTTCGGTGGCCGTATCACAAAAGCGCCACAGCACGAAATCCCCGTTAGAGATGTTTCAACGGTTGAAATCCCATGCAGAGACGGTGATGTTTTGCTCGACAACGGCAGATGGCAAAATGTTGAATTTGAGCGTGAAATCTGCTTTTTGCCGTATTTATCCGAACTGTCAGCAAAGCACCTTGCGAGGGCCGTAATTGAATGGCTGACCTTAAATCGTGGCTACCAAAAGTACAAGGATACTTATAACCCCGGATATTTCACCGAGGCTTACATATCAAATACTAACGATATTGTTCGTGAACTCCCAACATTACTTACAACAAAAATCAAATTCAACCGCAAGCCGTGGTGGTATTCAGAGCTTGGACAACGGACTATTGATTTTGAAGTTAATAAATCGGTTTCCTTGCACAATCCTGAACAATATGAATCCTTGCCTACTATCATCATAACTAACACGAATGTTAGTGGTGGTACTACAGCTATTGCTAAAGTTAGCATAAACGGCGAATCGTTCAATTTGAAATGCCCAGGCGGTTATGATTATGCCATGCTTGACGGCGAAACCATGCAGTATATAGCTTACAAATCAGACGGTACAACTAATTTTGTTGACGGCACTATACCTCCTAAATTAAAGGTCGGAGACAATCAAATTGTTGTAACGGCATATAAAAACGCACTGCTGTCAATAAGACCGAACTGGAGGAGATTATAAAAATGTTTCCTTTGTTGTATAAATCAGATTTTAAAACAATCAGCCCAAGTGGATTTAACCTGCTCGGACGGATTACGGAAATAATCAGCGGTAAAGTTACCGAGGAACGAAACGGTGATTATCTGCTCGAAATGGAACTATCAACAACGGACAGATGTGCTGATTTGCTCGACACTCAGTATTTCGTTAAAGCAAAACCAAACCCAACCGATGAACCGCAGTATTTTGAAATTTACGATTTGCAGTACAAAGACAAAAAATCAATTACGGTTAAAGCAAAGCACATCAAGCACAATTTGTACAACAACTTTTTGGTCGAAACTTCTAACCAAACTGATGTAGTGCACACTCCAAAGGAATGGTGGTATTTGCTTTGCACAGGGCGCCCTGAAGGGCTTCAAACGCAAATGACTTTGTGGGAGCATTATTTTGTTTTTTCGTCAGATATTACCACGAAATCATCTATGACGCTTGGATTTTGCACGCCTTGTACTCTTGGTGATTTTATGGGCGGAGCTGACGGCTCACTTGTTGATGTTTTCGGCGGTGAATATAAATACAACAACTTTAATGTATCGTTGCTAAAAAACCGTGGGGTGGTTACAGACTGCCATTTGCGCTGGGGCAGTAACATCAGCAGTCTTACGCAAACGCTTAATTCAGACGATATCTGTTCCCATGTTGCAGCGTATGCCACTTGCCATGATACATATAGCGACAAGAACGTCATCCTCTGCTCACAACCGCAAGAACTCAAAACCCATAAATCTAAGCTAACTAAGGTGAAAACGGTTGATGTTTCGGACGGAGGCTCGGTCTACATTGGCGATGAAACGGGTTACTGGAACTTCAATGCCCATACAGGTGAGAACAAAGATTTCTTGATTCAAAAGCTAAATATTCAAGCACAGGTTCTAAGAGGACAACTTGTAAATACAAACGGAGCGCCTACGCTTAATGTAAAGGTTGACTATCCGCCTACACTTAATGAAATGCTTGGACTGCATTTATGTGATACGGTGTATGTCGATACTGAAAACGATAGCTTGCAAGCAAAAATAATTAAAACAGACTATGATTTTGTGCTTGAACGGTGGAACAGTCTCGAACTCGGCACAGCGAAGTCAAAGTTATCTGATTATATAGTTAAATGAGGTGAAAAAATTTGAACATTAATCATACAAAAATGACACTCGAAATCAACAGCTGTAAGAATTACGAAATTTTAGAAGTCAGACAGGGCGATAAGGGCTCACGCATTATTGATTTTGCGTTCACCGTCAACGGCGAAACTGTTAACCTTGCCTCTACAATGTCAGCTAAAGTCAATGCTACGGTTGACGATGTAATCGTTGCGGACAGCGTTGCCGCAGTCGTTGACACCGAAAATAATGTAGTCACAGTTACGCTTACGGACGCAATGCTTGCTTTGTCAGGCATTTGTAAAATGGATATTGTGCTTACAGAAGGCGATGAAATCATAACCGCTGAAACCGTTTGTTTGCGTGTAGGAAAAAGCGTAATCAACGATGATAGCAAAGCCTTCCCGGGAGCAAGCGCTATTGCAGAAATCACAAAAGAAGTCGAAAATGCAAGAGGCAGCCATAATTCGCTTGGAGCAAGGCTTGATACGACCGACGCAAATCTTGCAAGTAAAGCCAATAAATCGACAACGCTTGCAGGGTACGGAATTACGGACGCATATACGAAGGAAAGAACAGACCAAAAACTTGCCCAAAAGCTCAATTCAATGCCGTTCGACAGCGAACCAAAAAATAATAGCCCGTGTTACCTCACAAGCGGAGCAGTTTACAACGCTCTGCTTGCAAAAGCAGATAAAGCCGCCTTGGCGACTAAATACGATTCGTCAAATATTGAAAGTGGTACATCAACACTCACACCGTATTCAACCGTCACCGATAAAATCAAAAGTGCAAACTGTACATATAAGACGATTGGTGACATCGTAATCGTCAGTGCAACGGTCAAAATGAACGCAGTATCTCTTGGCGGCAATAGCATGTGTCTGCTGATTGATTTGCCGTACAAATGTATTTCCGAGGACAATGTTTTTTGTGTCGGTATTTCAAACCTTGGCAAGCTCTTTAAATTTGCCATTCCGAAAAATAACACTTGGCTACAGTTTTCGACTCAGGATAAGACGGCTTACACATTTGCAGACGGCGAGCAAATTAATGTGATTTGCTTGTACAAAATTAAATAACGGAGGTATGAAAAATGGAACTTAAAGAAAAAATCACACTTGATATGCTCACAAAGGACAGCGTTTCGGTACTCAGACAGCAGTTTTTGACCTTCAACGGTGAAGAAATGCAGGTTGGCGGAAACATCCGCAACGCATACATGAACAGCAAATCGGGCAGAGAACAGCTCAAAACGGTGCTGTCTGATGAATATGACAATGCCGTCATGGCAGTTTGGGGCGACAATCCAACCGTTGACGAGCCTGTCGAAAGTGAGATGTAAGCGATGAAGATTGATATTGTACAGCTTGCAGAAATCATATCTGCGTTAGCTTTAATTGGCGGTGTTGTATTTGGTGTTTTTAAATTTATCGAAAACAACAAAAAGCAGAACGCTGAAATCAAAAAAATCAAAGGTGAGCAGACCTTGACAATGTATGCACTCCGTGCGTGTCTTGATGGTCTGAAACAGCAGGGTTGTAACGGCAGAGTTACCGAGGCTATCAATAAGATTGATAAGTACCTCAACCAGTCGGCACATTCGGCGGAAGATTTAAATTGAAAGGATGATAATAATGAAAATGACAAACAAAATCTATGATGTACTTAAATACATTGCTCTTATCGTACTGCCTGCAATCGGTACACTTTACTTTGCCGTAGCAGGCATTTGGGGCTTGCCATACGGCGAACAGATTGTAGGCACTATCACAGCCGTTGACACCTTCTTAGGCGCTCTGCTCGGCTTGTCAGCTTATAAATATAACAAAACAGACGAAAGCGAGGAATGATTATGACAAATGCAAATTTTATTAAACTTGCAGTATCAGAGGTAAACAAGTATGTGTTAAATCACTTAGATAAGTCAGATGATACACCTGATTTTGACACTTTTGTAGTGTGGTCGTGTAAAACTTTGCAAAACCATAAATGCCTTATCAGCACAACATTACACGACGGGATGTATTACGAATGCACCTACAACGGCGATAAAAACGAAATGTATCTTGACGCATACAAAAAGTTTGAAAACAAAAAAATTATTTGCGAAAGTGAGGAATAATTATGAGTAATTCAAAACTTGTTAATTACACAAAATTAAGCCCAAACCACAGCGGTAAACGCACACACAGTATCGACCGTATTACTCCGCATTGTGTAGTAGGTCAGTGCAGTGTCGAAACCCTCGGCAACATCTTTATGAACACAGCTTGTGAGGCAAGCTGTAACTACGGAATCGGCTATGACGGCAGAGTGTTGCTTTGCGTTGATGAAGGTAATCGTTCTTGGTGTTCGTCAAGCAATGCCAATGACCAGCGTGCAGTTACAATCGAATGTGCAAGCGACACAGTAGCTCCGTACACCATGAACAGTAAAGTGTACAACAAACTTATTGCACTTTGCGTTGACATTTGCAAGCGTAACGGCAAGACTAAACTGCTTTGGTTTGGTAACGAGGACAAGACTTTAAATTATTCGCCGAAGTCGGGCGAAATGGTCTTGACTGTACATAGGTGGTTTGCAAATAAATCTTGCCCTGGTGACTGGCTCTATAACAGGCTCGGCAATCTTGCAGACGAAGTAAACGCACAGCTCGGCGGTAAAACATCAAATAAGGAGAATGAGGAAATGATTAAATACGGCTCACACAATACAGCGACACTTGCATTTAAGAAACAGTTAATTACTTTGTACAACATGAAAATCATCAAAACAAAAGTCGATAACTCGAATGGTTTTGGTGACGGCACTTTAAAGGCTGTTAAAGAGGCACAGAGGGCAGGTAAGGTCACGGTTGACGGCATTGTCGGCGAGAAGACAATCAATGCTATCTATCATCTCATCAATGACGGTATCAGAGCAAAAGACAGCAAAATCGCCAACGCTAAAAAAGCACTTGGCTGATTAAAACCTAAAGGACATTTTTAATGTCTTGACAAACACATAATTGCAAAAAAATCCCCCTCACCTATCTTCAATGACAGTGTGAGGGGAATTTGTTATTTGTTATTGTTGTCTTCTGCAATCCTTTCAAGCTCACGGATACAGTTTACGAATTAAAGGTGAGGTGAATATCACAACTTTTTCTGCCTTGCATTTGCCTAACATTTTTAACCGTTTTTCTTGTATTTTAGCGTATTTTAGCAGATAAAAGGCAAAAAATAACCGCACTAAAAAGCTTAAAAATGGCTTTCTAATGCGGTTTTTTCTATGGTCGAGGTGACAGGACTTGAACCTGCGGCATCTTGGTCCCAAACCAAGCACTCTACCAAACTGAGCTACACCTCGAAATGTTGTTTAATAACAACAGCTTAATTATTATATACCATATTTTCGGATTTGTCAACATAATTTTCGTTTTTTATTAAAAATTAATTCAAATATTTTGAAAATCACCATAAAACAGACCGAAAATGCGATACAAAACAGCCGTCCCTACATAAGAAACGGCTGTTGGTGCAGGTAACCCTGACAAGTGGCTTATTTATCGGCTTTTTATGGTGTGACAGTAAAGTTGACAGTGCATTTTCGGACAGTCATACTATTGCAATGTTATTGCTCTTCATATAGTTGTCAGCTACAGCAAGATTTTCCATACTGTATTTTTGGAAAACATCACAGTATGTATCAAGCGTAATTCTTATATCAGTATGACCGAGAAGATTTTGCAGTACCTTTGCAGGCATACCTGATTCAATACATCTTGTTGCATATGTGTGACGAAGTGAATGTAAATCAACCTTTCCGTAAACACTCTTATCAAGTATCTCATACTTTTTCAGCGTGTTTGCGTATTGATAATTTACCTGATTAGTTGTGACAAGTTTATCCACACTTGAAGCAAATATAAGACCGTCTTTTTTATCTCCGATACACTGTTTTAAAAAATCAGCCATATCATCATTAAAATAGATTGTACGCATACCTGCTTTAGTCTTTGTGGAATTACTTATATATGTTTTACCGTTAAGACCTCTGCTGACAGTTTTACAAACTCTAATTGTACGGTCATTAAAGTTTATATCTCCTACCTCTAAGGCGTTAATTTCGCCCATACGCATGCCTGTAAACATTGACAAAAGCATTTGTTCCGAATAGCGTATATCCTCGCTTTTGAGAACATCTATCAGCTTTTTCTGTTCATCAACAGTCAATGCTCTTACTTTTACAAGCTCCTGCTTTGACTTTGGCTTTCTGATGTTCAGCATAATGTTTTCTGTAACAATTTTCTTCCTTACAGCTTCATTGAAAACTGACTTTAAAAGCTGATATGCTTTATCCAAGTATGACTGCGAATAAGAGATTTTAGAAATGAAAAAATGCTTTATTACATCTTCCGTAATCTCACGCATTGCTAAATCATAAATAGGACTCATTGACTTTAAGGTTTCATTCTTGCGGTCATATGAAGTTTGCTTAATCTCATTAAGAGAGAATTGTTCTTCAATCATCTTTTCGGCAAGCTCATAGACAGTTGTGTTATCGGGTTCGTCAAAAAATCCTGCTTTTGCCTGAATACGATATTCAAGCAACTTATTCTTAACAATGCGTTCGGTTTTACCGTAAGCCGTCTTGCGTTTTTTCTCACCGTTAATTTCAAGCGTTATCTGACCTGCAAAGCATTTTCTGCTTTTAACATAGTATACAGAACCGTCACCGTAATCAAGTTTATTACATTTAGACTTAGGTTTTGTGCTTTTTGTGTTAATAAAAACCATTCCTTTCCAAACCGTAAAGCACAAAAGATTTTTACTATATCAGTATTGTATAGCCTTAAATCTTTTGTGTCAATACGGTTGCTTAAATATTATGTAAATGCTTTAAATGCTCATACCCTTCTTTTCTGCGACCAGTTAAGAAAAGCATTTAGCTCAACTTTAAGATTTTTACCTACCCGTATTAAAGGGAAATCTGCTCTCAACATAATATTGCGTGCAGTAGGCAAGGAACAACCAAGTGCTTCGGCAACCTCTTTAGTACCGATGAATTTAATCTCTACACTCATATTAAGTCCTCCTTTTCATCAGGAAGGCTTTCTACAAGCTCAAGAAACTCCTTACAAGAAGTGCGTCTGCCGTCCTTATCTCTGGTGGGATTATAATGTTGACTATGCAATGAATATCCACATCTTGCAAGTACATATCTCAAATCCTCAAAACTAAAACCGTTGTATGAATTGCCTACTCTTTCTCCTGTGAGGATATTTACTACCCAATACCTCTGACACGGACGGTATCGAAGAGCTTTGTATCCTACATATAGAGGCTCTAATCTAAAACCAACTTCTTTTAGAATCTCTTTTATTCGCCATTGCGAATAGTTCTCATAACCCGTCTGAAAGGTTAAATCGCTAAGCTCGCTACCGCCTGTATATTCGAGAATTTCATCGGAATCATCTTCATCACACATATTCTTTTTCTCATCATTCATATGCTACCACCTTCCGTTTCTTCTGCGTGAAAATAGGGTATATCTTCAAACAAAGCGAACTGAATGATGTAATCACATATGCGAGGTGAATTGTAAAAGTAACCGTCAATACAATGCTCACTAAGACCGTATGAGGTTGCCGCACTGTATATACAGCTATATGACTGGAGAAAATTCGAAAGAGTCATAACTCCGACTCTATCAAAAATTTTGTCATGAAATATCAGAGAACCGCCTCTTGACACTTGTTCACTATAATAAGTCCCAAGCGGTTTGTCCTCTAAAATATCAACTCTGTCGCACCAATTTTTAATACCTGTTGTGATTCCGATATTAAGAATTGTGTCAATGTCCTCTTTTGGCAAATGAACCGTATGCTTTTGTATTTGACCGTTAAAGTCCTCAAAAGCTACTAAAAGGTCATTTGTTAGCTTCCAATACTTTACTACTTCATTAAGCATATAATTATCACTCATAATCATTCTCCTTATAGAAAATTATAATATAAAAATATGAAGTAAGATAATCATATTTCTATGGTAATCAGTTTTTAGGTTTTTCGGTTTTTATTTGTGTGTTTATAAGAAATTAAGTTTCTCGGTATTTATGTATTTCGGGTTCAATATCTCACTCCATATCCTTTGAATAAAAAGTGCGTTCAAATTCTTCATCAGATACTACCTGATTATCTGTGTTACTGCTTGTGTTTATTGCCGTTAGTGTAAACGGATTGTCACTTTCGGAGATCTTATTTACAATCTCGGCAACATCAATCTTTGTAAGGTCAACACTGACAAAGCAATCTGATAAACTTTGCTGTGATAAGCTAAGAAAATTCTTTCTAAGCCAAGCCCTTATCTGAGGGTTAATTTCAAGTTTTTTCTTATGGTATTTCTTGTATATTTCATACAGAATACTCCAAAATTCAGCAACAGCTTTTTCACCCCATATAACGCTGACTTTGTATATCAAAGGGAACAAACCGCTACCGTAAATAATGTGCTGAATGCTTTTATTCAAACTATTGTTAGCAGGACTTTCACAACGCAAAGCGTGAAAATTACTGCATTCAATTATTTTAAGCAGGTCGTTTGTAAAATCAGTAAAACAGCTGTTAAGAGGGTCATAAAAACGGTATCTGTCACATATTTTGCTTGCAATGAACTGCGATACAGAAACATCATCTGTTATATGTTCCAATTGCTCGGTTATTTGATGAGCATAGTTTCCTCTGTATGAAGCCTCAAATCTAACCCAACTGTCGCACTGCAATGCTTCATCAAGGCGAAAACCGTTGTTGCTAATTTGTTCCGATTTTTTATCATAAACCCGAAGTAGTGACTGTGCGTTTTCAGCCCTTGAACCGATATAGATTGACTCAGTCACCAAATTTTTTTCAACAGAAGAAATCTTTCTTTTACTGTGTCTGTAGTTACAGTCAAGCACCTGTAGACTTTCGTCCTTTAACCTGCTGTATATGCTATGCGGTGATAAATCATAATTTTTGTAGTCAGCAGTTAAATCTATACGGCTCAGTCTGTATCTGTATAACGGACTTTCAATGTTGCTTAAAAATTTTCCGATATTTATATTCTCACCGTAGAAATCAAAATACCGCTTTTGATATACTGCCCAAGAGTGAGCAGAGAAACGAACTAATATTCCCATATGCACAAAAGTTTCGTGTAACGCTATAGTGAAGTAATATGGAGCGTTCTCAATAGTAAATGCTTGTGAATATGCCTGCGGCTTTTTATCACGCATTTCTACAACTTTACCGAGCAACAGTTCTATGTCTGCCTTATAGATAAATTCCTGTATCATTGAATAAGCTGTGTTCTGCCAGTCTGCACAAATATCATCAACTGGATAGAAGAGAACCAATGAAAATTCATCTACACCGACTTTCAATTCTTTATCCATTCATATAATCACTCCTATAATATCGAACACATATTCGATAAAATTATATTATCCCCTTCATTAAAGTGAGGGGATTGACTTGCCGTCAGGCGGTTCGCACCTTGACGGTGCTACCGCCCACGGCAAAGACTTACCCAGCCTTTTTGGGCGGATTGACAGGCTTAATATCGCTTGCCGAAGCACTTATGCGGTAACCCTGCGGAGTCCAATACAGCGTTAAGACTAAGTCGGTAAATGAAACGAATACTGCTTCATCTTCCTGCAAATCAAGCCTTACATCACCGAGAATTTTCACAGACAATTTTTCGTAGGCACGATGCGGTAAAACTACCTCATATTTATAGCCCAAAATGTGATCTGTCCTCTTTCCGTTGTCATATTCGTATGCAGGTAAAACTGATACCAGCATTAAATCTGTGCCTACTGTTTTGTAGGCGTCAATAACTACATCTTTAATATCCATAGTTATTTCTCCTTTCACATATTTTGTTGAATTAAGTAAATCCTTAGTTCATTTACTATTATAATTAAAGATACTGTTCAATCCAATATACATATGTTAATGTATAGTGATTGAGTGAACATAGTAGATTTCTGTTTTTAATCTTAAAGTAAATTCACTGTTTTCTCTTTACTTCATTCATTGATTATATGGTAGCATATCGTTTTACTGTACCCAATATATAAAACGTAATGTATAGTAGTTAAGGCAGTGTCAGTCATTGTCTATTCTCAGAAGTTTGAGCTTGCAGAAGTTGCAAGAGTTTTCTTTTACTTACATTTGGTATAATTATTCCTCTTAACGGTTCACCGTCAATAAGTACAATTCCTTTAGCTTGACCGAACAGAATAGTATCTTCTCCCTCAAAATGTTCACCGGCAAATAACCCTTTTCTGCTGTCAACAGTTAATCTGCCTAAACCAACACATATATGAAAATTGTCTGCACTTCCGCTTGAAGCAGGAAATATATTTGCTGAATATCTTTGCATTGATAACCATAAAAAACATTTTTTAGAACGCCCAAGCATAAGAATAGTGCTTAAAATACTGCGTATTGTATCTGCTTTTTCTTTTGTTGACTTCGTCATTGAAAAATGAGCCAACAAACCTGCGATTTCATCAATAAGTAATATTTTTACAGTACCATTACCGCCTTCGGGAGTATCAAGAAAATCTTTATAAAAGTTCGTTATTAGTTGATAGCAGTCCTCAAACTCAGCGAAACAATTGGTAATACCTTTAAACTCGTGACTTGCCTTAAAATCAGCAATATATATCTGACTTTTAAATTTTCTGGCTTTGTACAGCCAGTACAATACAGCCGTTGATTTACCGCTACCGCTACCGCCCACTACAATATAGTGAGCGGATAAGGGAGCATATATGGGAATTTTTAGACTGTACTGCTGATACATAATCAAATCAAATCCTAACATTATTTTTTCAGTCATTTAAATCGTCCGTTTCCGTATCATCTAAAATATCAGAATTTGTCTTAATAAATGTATTTTGTTCGTGTTGCATATAGAGTTTAAGTGCAGCCTTCTGTTCTTTATTTTTGGCATAACCAATCTGAAGATAAGGCATTTTTAAGTCAGAACGGATATGCCACTCAGATATAATTTCTGTACTAAAACCGTAAACGGCTAAGTATTTTCTGAAAACATTGCAAAGAATACTCTCAAGAATTATCTTTTCGTTCTCATCTTCATAGTTTACTGTTATGATAATTCTTGGTATTTTACCGTTGTTATCGAAAAACAGCAAGGGTGTGTTAAGCAGTGTATTGCTCAAATTGACGAGTTGCTGAAAGCGTTTCTCACCAATTATTTTATGAATATTATCACCGATTTCCGTAAACACCGTACTGTCATTTTCTATTGTGCAGTTAGCTGAGCCGTTGAAGAAATTATGTAGTTTTGCATTTGCTTCATCATTATCACAGCCTGTCCACAATTTAATTAAATGTATCACTAAATAGTAAGCTCCGATTACAATGACAACCACTACAATCAAAATTAATATTAACGAAATAAAAAACATTTTTATCATACTCCTTTTTATTTGCAGGAAAAAACACCCTGACATAAATTTAGACCGATAATACCGATGTGACAGGCTTACACAGACCAAATTAGTTTGTATAAGCCTGTAAGAAACTTTGCTGTTATTTCCGACACATGGATTGGAAAACTTCACATATAAATATTAACCATATAATGGGGTATCTGCCCACGGCACGGTAATTAAATCAAAAGTATCTTCTTTAAGACGGAATATTAACAACCCAGTATCTAAAGCAGAAATTTTTTCAGGATAAAGATACAGTTTAAGGTACTGCGATAATTGTTCTTCGGGTAAGGAAACTAACTCTCCGTCCTCGTTTAGACCGCAAATAATGAAACTGCCTGCAATAAAATCAATAAATTGATGATTGCGTTTTGTTTTAAAATCTGTCAGTTTATCTTCCTGAAAAATAGCTCTGCTTGGAGTAGCTCTGCACAATTTACCCTCTCCGTTACACAAAATAATAACCCTACCTATTAAAAGCTCCATTGTTTCAAGTTCTTCACAGCCTAATAAATTGCACAAACAACCATAGTCTGTTGATGTTTCAATAATCTCTGCTTTCTCATTTGGTTTACAATAAATTACTTTAATCATGGTTAATTTCTCCTTTTGGATTTTTATTAAATTAAACTAAGCACTCGAGTATCTTAATTTACTTATATTTTATGATAAGGGTTAAATTTCTTCTAGTATGAAAAGCTAAATGTATACTAATTAAAAAAAGCTACCTCACTAATTGAAGTGAGATAGCTATAATCAAAAACTTATTTTTTATCTAAAAAGGTATTTATCAAACCACTAAATGATTTCTCAGGGCATATAAACTTGTACATACATTGTATTTCGATTTTTTTATATTTTCCTTTCACCCCTACCAAATTGTCTAAGCAATACTCTATATCAAATATCTTATCGTAATCTGTATGTATGTCTATATCATCACGACGATCATACTCTTTAAATTGGTTATGCAAATATTCTTCTATGATTTCATTACCGCTTTGAATTTTATCCTGAGGTAATTTTTCTGTAAATGTGTACAAATATCCTTTTCCGTTTTTTATAAATGACGGAGAAATAAAATTATATGCACAGGTAACGCCTGCAAAAAGCATATTAGGTACCCTAAATGTAGCTGTTTGGCACATTTTATTATAATTCGTTGTTGCATAAGTCGTTAAGTCAGGAGATTTACTAAAGGACGAATAATCTCCTATAATACGGTAAGTATTTTCTAAAGTCTTAACAATACTTAGTCTTTCTCGGGAATAAATGTAATTGAATAACACTTCAAAATTTTTGCCCATATGTATTGTCGCTTTACCTGTTTCTAAAGCATAGTTGACAATATCGTTTATTCCCATTCTTTTTTCAAGTGGTAATTGTAATAATCTTTCATAATAGTTTTCTATACCCACATATGGAATTTGACAATCAATAATCAAACTGGTATCTACTGATTCGCAGTCAAATTTCATAGGTATACCTACTATCAATTTTTCACCGTCAGATGTTTGAACAAGGAGTGATTTATAAATTTTATTCTTATCACTAACCTTGTAATTGTTATTTGATTTTGATTTGTCTTTTGTCATATTTGAAACACCCTTTCATTATTAAGATACTTATATTATAGTATAAATATGGAAAATATCAACAATAAAATTGCATATGTATAGTAATTTTATTTTTAACACTCACTTCTGCGGTTTGTTTTTTTATAAGGTTCGCTATGGTTAAAGCCATAGCGTTATTTTTTTGTCCGATTTTTGCCGATATTCACGCTCATTACACTTTGCAACTGCTTTTAATATTCAAATCGTCACCGTAGGCTTTAATTTCACATTTTGCTCCGCTTATTTTATAAGTAAAGAATTGCCCTACGGCGTATCGTAAACTTGCTTCTTGACTTATGAAATTTCGCTACGCTTTTAATGCTCATAAAGCCCATACGATGACGATTTAAACGAATATAAAAAAAATCAGAAAGGAGTGAAAAATACAGCGTGAATATCTAAATCGGACTTATTAGAAGCCCACCAATTCAGAATTACCGAATATAAATTTTAATTGAAATTAACTTTCAAAGGAGAAACCATTATGAAATACTTTACAAACTGTAACACAGCAGAAGACCTCAAAAAGGAATACAGAAGATTAGCTAAACAGCTTCACCCCGATTTAGGCGGTGATACAGAAGAATTTAAGGTAATGCAAATTGAATATGAAACTATGTGGGAACGCCTGAAAAATATACATACAAATTCAGAGGGCGAAACCTACACCAAAGAAACAACGGAAACACCGCAGGAATTTATAAATATAATCAATGTGCTTACAAGCCTTTCGGACATTGAGGTTGAAATTTGCGGTACTTGGTTGTGGGTATCGGGAAACACCAAAGCACACAAAGAAGTGTTGAAAGAATTAAAATTCCGATACGCTCACAAAAAACAGGCTTGGTATTACCACACAGAGCCGTACCGCAAGAAAAGCAAACGAGAATTAACGCTTGATGAAATCCGTGATATGTTCGGTTCTGAAAAGTATAATCAAAGCGAAAACAAAACTCCAACATTACACAGTTGACAAAAAAGGGGAACAGCTGAAAAGTTGTTCCCCTAAAATTGAAATTACTTCAAATTTTACAGTTTCATTCATATAATTTTTGAAAGTTATTTTACAAAAATATTGAATTTTCACATATTGTATGCTAAAATAAAAATGCCAAACAAAAATTTA